TACCATCCAAATTTAGGTATTATTGGGAGCTTCGTGCAACCGCTACCTTAACTGCAACGATTGTTACAACCATTTATACTGTTGTCAGTTTTCCAATGGTTGTAGGATATCATATATTCAGTAATCTAGGTGGATTTGTTGGAAGAATTTTAGGTTTTTCCAAGAATATATCTAAACGCATAGGTTTTGTAAATCGAGTTCGTTTGACCATTAAAGGATTTGTAAAAATCTGGGCCCTTATTCGTTATTACTCATACGTTTATCAAATTCCATTTATTTTTATTGGATCATTTTTCTGCTCTTTCTTTGTCACCAGGCAAATACTATATTTCCGGACATACGCCAACTTCATTATGTACATTGAACAGGTCAAGAAGGGCTTGAGGGTTCAATACCAGCAAGCTCGTCTACAACGTACAAAATTGGAAGCTGACGTCGAGGATCAATCTGACCCACTACCAACCATCATCCAAATCGAGGACATAGAAGATGATGCTGCCTCACATATGGAAGACCTAGCCGCTTGTGAGACTGTCCCAGTGCTTGGCGAAGCATTTTTGTCAAAAATCGAGGATGATAACATGCCAGTTACCAATCAAGGTAAGGCAAGTTTCTTAACTCGTGTTTCTGAACAATTTGCTGCCGAGCCCAAATTTGTCCAATCTTCTACTCAGTTAGGCCAGATACTCACGACCCAAGAGAGTGGTACCACCTTACTTTCAGGAGAGAAGCTAGACGAAAAACCCAAAACAAATCTTCATAACATCCGATATACCTCCGACATGGGAACCATGCCGTATGAAGGTCCCCGGATGTTTGGTAAGCCACAATTTTGGACTATGTGGATTGACGCTTTTGTCAGCGTTCTGTCTTTATCTACCGGAGTGACATACTTTGCACAAAAGATGGCCGGTAAAGGTAAAAGTATGCAGAATTTTGTTCATGATATTCGAGCAATCGAATTAATTGGACATGTTGTCAAAAGTTTGTTCAAAGCATATAGATTTTTGTTTGGG